CAGTCCATCTGGACAACCATCCGGAGACGAACGACTTCCGTCGCTACGTTCAAGCAGAGACTCGGTTGAGACGAGCAGGTGTGACCATGGGAGAGATCATGCTGCTCAAGCCGACAGTAAGACATTTGTCAGTGGTGGCCTAATCTGGCCTAAATCGTCAAGTCAACAGGAGCGTCATGTCGAACAAAGAGAAAGAGAAGCCAGCATCCAAGCCCACCCGTCTGATCCCGATCTACCGGGAGGAGCGGGTCGACTTCGTCACTTATCTCCGAACTCCAGTCAATGGCAAGTTCCGAGGGACAGCGAATCGCAACGAGCGTTCTCGCCTCTCGCTCGCCTTGGGTTACCTCGGGATCAAGGACATCTGGAAGAAGACTCGTCGCAGTGAAGACGGTCGGACCAGGGCGTCAGCGATTCCCCCGGTGGAGGTCATCGAGATCACGAAGGACGCCATCGTGTACCTCCTCGAAGTCATGACGGACATGTCATACGAGGAGGCCCTCAATCTCATGGAGTTCGAGCAGCGCCTCGTCGATGCTCAGTCTGAGAAGTGGGAGCTGGAGCCGGAGTTCCAGAAGATCTGGGACGACCAGGAAACTCTCAAGAACGTCGATCTCAGCACGGTCCAGGACGCTGAACCTGCCTCACCCTCTCCCGATAGTCCACCCGTTCAGTAAGTGACTCATGCCCGACGAGCCTTCAGTATTCGACAAGTACGACGCAGCCGTCGTGGCATGGATCCAAGCTGACTACGCGAATCTGTACACTGCGTCGGACAACCAGACGGTACAGGTGTTGATCGCGACACCTGACCGTCAGTTCTCCGACGTGGTCACGAACAAGCCGGTCGACAACCGGACCCTCGCAGTTCCGCGGATCATGATCTTCCGGGGTGATCATTTCAATGACCCCTCCCGTCACAACGCTGGCAACGTCCGCAAGGTCGCTACGACCCCTGACGGGAGGGGTTACGTCTCCCTAGGTTTCCCAGCCCCTGTCAACATCCCCTACCAGATCGGTTTCTGGACCGACAAGGTTTGGACGGCGAATCGCTGGAACGCGAAACTGGAGTACCAGTTCCGTTCGCAGTACAAGCGTCCTCCGCTGAAGATCACTGTCGATACCAACTGGGGCGACAAGCTCTTTCAGCTGTTCAAGACAGGAACGACCAACAATTCTGAGCTGGAGACGGAGACGACCAGTCGTCGCATTCGGTACGAGCATTCGTTCAACTTGCTCGGTTGGGTGTTTGACCAGCCGCCGATTCAGCCCAACACGATCGTTCCGGCAGTGTTCAAGTTCGACGTCGATACGGTCGACAACTCAACCGACCCACCGACGGTTCTCGATTCGACTGCTCAACCCGAGGAGAATCAGTGATGTTGAAGAAGATCATCAATCGTAGGGGGACAGGATTGTCCCTCAACTTGGTGGACCCGGATACAGGGAAGCCCACGAGCAAGATGCTCCTCGGGACGTACCACGTCCGCAAGGGTCCAAAGCGTACTTGGTTCACCCACCAGGGTGTGCTCATCATCAAAGAGAAGGAGATGACCAATCAGGTCGCTCTTCTCGCTCACAACAACCACGTGACGATCGAAGACCTCCCGGAGGGTGCATAAATGGCGTCTCGGAACTATCACAACCTGAAGCCTTTCATGGTCCCGGCGACTGTCGTGGGGATCGGTGGGGTCTATATCCCTGGTGATAATGGGTACGATCCGCTCAATTCGTCGGAGCCAGCCCCCTTCATCACCATTGACGACTCTCTCGCCACGGACCTGCTGAACAAGCTAGTGGCGAACGGTGTCATCTCGAACTACCTGTCGGTTGCACCGCCTCAGGTAGCCAACCTGCAGGCGACTACGACGCTATCGACTGGTGTCGTTCTGCAGTGGACCGTGCCGAACGATACGACTATCCGTTCGATCAGCATCGTTCGCAAAGCAACCACCATCCCTGGGAGTCCGACGGATGGCACTGTCGTGGCGACCTTCACAGGGAAGGCACTCAAGGCTGGTCTCAACATGTCCTTCACGGACGTGCCTCCAGCTGCTGGGTCGAACTTCGGCTACGCGATCTTCACGTACAGTCAGGATGGTCTCGTGACCACCTCGACGGTCAATCCGGGAAACGCAGTCGTCGGTCAGATGCTGGCTGCTCCGTTCCCCGTCACGTCGCTGACTGCGACCACGAACGTTCCGGCGCAGGTGCAGCTCGTTTGGACGAACCCGAGCAATCCGAATCAGGCGTCTCTGGTTCGTATCTTCCGACTACCTGGAACGAACGGCTACCCTGGTATCGATGCCACTGGCGTCTCGACGGACGGGGCGACGCTTGTTCACGATGATACGGTGCCGACTGCTGGTGCCGGCGACAGTTACAACGACACCTCAGCTGTCGATGGCCAGTTGTATACCTACGGGATCTTCACGCAGGGATCCAACGGTGTGTGGAACCAGTCTGGTGTGTTCGTCGTCGGCAAGCGGGACGACGCTCCTGGCGCAGTGACGAGTTTCACGGCATCCACCACGGTCGCTGGGCAGATCAACCTCGGTTGGAACAACCCGAACAGCCTCGATCTGTCGATCGTTCGGGTCTTCCGCCTCCTCGGTTCGACTGTTCCGGCGATCAACTCATCTGGCGCCACGACCAACGGAGCCACGCAGGTCTACAGTGCAGCAGCTTCTCCTGGTGCAGCACAGTCGGCTGTCGACAGCGCTGTGAACCTCGGACAGAACTACACGTACGCGGCATTCACCAAGGACGCGAACGGGACCTGGAACACGACTGGCCCCTCGGCGGTTGGATCTCGGTTCGACCCTCCGGCGCAGATCACGAACCTGGTGCTCACTCCGAGCTCCGGTCACCTCGCGGCTGCCTGGACCAACCCGACGTACCCCAACCTGGCGGAGGTCCGCATCATCTACCGGGCGGATCGTCAGCCGGCCAACTACGACGACATCGTGGGAGCGACGGTCGTGGTCAACTCGGACGACTCGGGTCCTCCGGACTTCAACGACACCTCAGGAGCAGCGCAGACGCACGCTCAGTCGATCGCGGCAGGGACGTACAACGTCGCGGTCTTCTCCAAGGGATCCAACGGACTGAAGCAGAACGCAGTCACGTTGAATCAGAATTACAAAACAGGGACTGCTACCTAACAGCTATCGGAGGATTCGATGGGTACGAACGTATCTCCAGGAGTTTACTCGACCGAGCTCGATCTGAGCTTGTACGTGCAGCAGCTCTCCGGCGCGATTATGGGAGAGTGCAACACATTCACCAAGGGACCGGTGAACACGCGCACGTTCATCAGCTCCCTCGACCAGCTGAACAACATCTTCGGTGGGCCGACTCCCAACTCGCAGGGCTGGTATGCCTGCCGGGAGTTCTTGCGGCAGGGCAATCAGCTGCAGGTTGTCCGAGTCGCACATGGCGCCTCGCTGGCCTCCGCCGATGCCCAAGCCAAGGATGGGAGTGCAGCGGAGACGCTGGACTTCACCCCGATCTCCCCAGGGTCTGGGTGGAACGGCTACCAGTTGGTGTTCACGTCTGGTACGTCGACAGGTCGCAAGATCTCGTTCGTCGATCCGAACGGGATCCTCCTGGAGACGTTCGACAACATCCTCAAGGCGAACGCCGAGGCGAACATCAACGGCATCAGCAAGAACTTCACGGTGACCAACATCACCGCTGGTTCTCCTGGCGAGCCGATCAACCAGACGCTCACTTTCACGGGTGGGAACGACGGCATCTCGGGCCTCACCGATGGTGATATCATCGGGACGAGCGTCAACGGTGTCAAGACAGGCCTCGAGCTGCTCCGCGACTCGGATGCAGTCGACATCAACCTGGTTCTCGCTTCTGGCTTCTCGAGCTCGAACGTCAACCTGGACCTGATCGACATCGCCACCTCTCGCGGTGACACGTTGGCCATCATCGATCCGCCGTTCGGTCTGAACGTTCAGGACATCGTCAACTGGCACAACGGCATCTCGCCGGGTGACGTCGCCTACAACTCGAGCTACGGGGCGCTGTACTGGTCCTGGCAGACGGTGTTCGACTCGATCAACGGCCTCAACGTCGAGACGGCTCCGTCTGGACATGCAGCCAAGGTCATGGCCTACACGGACCGGGTCTCCTTCCCCTGGTTCGCTCCAGCGGGTCTGAATCGTGGTCTGCTGACCTCCTCGCTCGGGTCGGAGATCTCTCCTGACCAGGGTGACCGGGACCTCATGTACGGTCCTGGCAACAACGTCAACCCGATCGTGGACTTCGTCAACGTCGGGACGGCGATCTACGGCCAGAAGACCCTCCAGCGTGCAGCGACAGCCCTCGATCGTGTCAACGTTCGTCGCATGCTCCTCACCCTGCGCAAGGTCATCTCGACGGCTTCTCGCTACCTGGTGTTCGAGCAGAACGACGCCACGCTCTGGCGGGAGTTCGTGGGCATCACCCAGCCGGTGGTCAACAACGTCATCGCCAACCGTGGTCTGAACCAGGGCCTCGTGGTGATGGACGCTTCGACGAACACCCCCGACATCGTGGAGCAGAATCGGGCGGCTGGGAAGATCTTCCTCGAGCCGACGAAGACGGCCGAGCAGATCGAGCTCAGCTTCGTCATCACCGAACAGGGTGCCAGCTTCTCGGAGATGCTGGCTTCGGGCACGTAACCAACATCTCCAACTAGAGGGCACACATGGGAACGAATGCTGATCACATCGCGCAACAGGCTGGTGGGTTCGAGCCTCAGCGCCAGAACAACTTCTCCCTCGAGATCCTGGGTCTCACGGGGAACGACAAGGACCTGATCTCGCTGGCGCTCTCGGGCATCAGCGAGATTCCGGGTGCTGAGAACGCGACCATCGAGATCGCCTACCAGAACGAGAAGCGCTACGTTGCTGGTCCGGCGGTCGTGGGTCCGTTCACGCTCTCCCTCGTCGATTACGTCGACATGGGCGTTCGTGATGCGGTCCTTCGGTGGCGCTCGCAGGTCTACGATCCGACGACTGGCAACATCGGGTTGGCCAAGAACTACAAGAAGCTTGGCAACTTGATCCTGAACGCTCCCGACGACTCCAGCTACCGAGTCGGGCAGCTCATCGGGATCTGGCCGAACACAGACCCGAAGGGTGGCCTCGACATGAACTCGGGAGAGAAGGTCCTGATGGAGATCCCGATCGTCGTCGACAAGGTCATCTGGGCTCAGGGCATCACCGCTTCGCCCCCGTAGCATCTGACGCGACAGCCCTCAGGGCAGGATTAGATACCCTGCGCCCCCGCCTGAGGGCTGTCGCGCCCGCCTGACCCCTTAATCACGCTTATAAGGCCTCTAGGACGCTGTACAGCGCGTTCATGAGCCTAGCCGGGCGCCGCCGCCCCGGCCTCACCTGTCAAGCTGTATAAAGCCGCTCACGCGGTCCTGTCAACTGTCAAAAGGAGCATGTCAATGTCAACAATCGAATATACGCGCGAAGTGACCCTTCCCTCGAAAGGACTCTTTTACAAGGGTGCTCTCGAAGGAGGGGTCTTGACGATTCAGGCCTGGACGACAAAGGACCAGAAGCTCCTCGCGGGAGCTGAATCGGTTGGTCCTGACCTCTCGTCTCGCTTGATCGCCAACGGGATCCTGACCCCGGGTGTCAAGATGGACGACTTGATCACGCAGGATCGCATGTTCCTGCTCGTCAACATCCGGGCTCTCTCCTACGGGGAGCTCTATCGGTTCCAGTGGCGCTGCGAGGGAGGTTGTAAGAGGCAGGTCGCTGACGAGCTGGACCTCCTCCGCGACATCAAGATCAACTATGCCGAGGATGGGTGGAAGGAGCCGTTCGACTTCAAGCTCCCGTCTGGGAAGATCCTGACCCTCCGCTACCTCCGTCACGAGGACGAGAAGGCCATCTCGAGCTTTGCCAAGAACGTGCACAAGAATCGCACGAAGAGCGACGGCGAGCCCGAGTATTACTACCGTATCGCTCGGCGCCTCGTCGAGGTCGACGGTGTCCCCCAGAACGATGTTCGTTCGACCATGGAGATGCTGGAAGGCCTCCAGGGCATGGACTCACTGCGGCTGCTCGATGGTCTCGATTACCACGAGTTCGGTCTGGACACGGAGCTCACCCGGCGCTGCAATGCGTGCGGGTGGGAGGAGGAGATGATTCTTCCGCTCGGGAGGGAGTTCTTTCGTCCCCGGCCGAGGAAGCCTGCAGGAGCGAGCGAAGCAGATCTTGGATGAGGAAGTCTTCCTGACGATGGTTGGCAAGTTCGACTACGCAGCTGTTGAGAACATGCCGATCTTCGAACGGGAGCACCTCGTCAAAGAAGTTAGTGACATCATCAAGCGCAGACAGGAAGCTCTGAAACAGAAGTAATGGCCGACAATCCTAAAAGTCCCGGTACGGAAGCTGGTGCCCTCGACTGGCTTCTCCGTATCGACGACCAGACATCCGGTCCTGTTAAGGACATCCGGACGGCCATTACTCAGTTTCTCGAGGCGATGGAGCGTCTGGTCAAGAAGCAGATCGAGACATCCAAGGACTTCAACAAGCAGCTCGATTCTGGGACCAAGAAGACCAAGGACTTCACCGAAGCACAGTCCGACCTCTCTGGAGTCCTCAGCAAAGTCAAGGATGGAACCTCCGAACTCAAAGGAGCCTTCGACGAGCTGACTTCGGGGTTCACAGGGATGCAGATCGGCTTAAGGTCTTTGGGCATCGGCGCTATGATCGGGATGATGATCAAGGCGCAGCATACGATGGACCGCATCGCGCAGTCCCACTTCCAGCTGGCCCAAGCGGGAGCTACATCGACGCAGGCCTACAAGGATGCGACAAAGGTCACCGAGCACTACACCCGTTACTTGGGCATGGAACGGGAGGAGGCAGCGGCTGCGACCTCCTCTATGGTTCAACTCGCGAACTCGTTGAACCTCACTGAGAAGGGACTCAAGCCCTTCCTCATGACATACACGAAGATGACGATGCAGATGGCGAAGGCCACCGGCATCTCCGTCCACGAGTCTGGTCAACTCGTCACGACGCTGACCAAGTTCTACCGACTCGGTCCTGGTCAGGTTCGTGGATTTGCTGACGCGTTCAAGTACCTTGCCGACAAGACAGGCGTGAGCTCCGCCGAACTGGCGAGTTTCCTCGATCAGGGCAAGGAACTGTTCCAGCTCCTGGGCCTCACTCCCAAGGAGACCGAGAAGGCTGGGAAGGAGTTCGCAGCTCTCGGTGCCGGCCTCAAGAGCGCAGGCATCAATGCTGACGTCCTGGCTGGTACATTCAAGGACATCGCGTCCGGGACTGCTGAGTCGTCCATCAAGGCGATGCAGTTCGCTCGCCTCACCGGCAAGTCTTGGCAGGATGTCGAGAAGCAGATCGACAACGGCAAGTTCCTCGACGTCACTGAGGACTTGGTCGGCAATCTCGGCAAGATGAGAGCTGAGCTCGGCAAGTTCGGAGGCACTGCTCAGGAGCAGGAGCGCCGCTTCCGCATGCACCTCGGCCAGATGTCGCAGGACGTTGGCATCCCGATCGAAGAGCTCATCAAACTGAGCAACCTGCCGAAGGCGACTGGCAAGTCCCTGCGTGAGCTAGCCTCTGGAGCGCAGGCTGCCGGCACCAAGACCAAGGACGTCGCCAAGGCCAACGAGCATGCCATCGTCTCGCTTTCCCAGCGTATGGAAGCGATGACGGAGCACATGGATCGGAACATCTCGAAGATCGGTTCGAAGGTCCTGCCGAAGGTCGAGGAGGCGATGAACAAGGTCGTCGAAGCCATCGGCAAGATGACTGACGCCTTCGCGAAGATGAGCCCTGAGGGACAGAAGAATGTCCTGATGTGGGGAGCCATCGGTGCGGCAGCGATGACTGCCTTCGGTCCCAAGGCTCTCATCGTTGGTGGCATCAAGTACATCTTCGGTCTGCTCAAGATGGGTGCTGGGTTCATCAAGAACTTCTTCATGGGTGACATCCCTGCACTGGCCAAGAGTACTGGCAAGCTGTTCAAGGTCGGGGCCTGGCTCTCGTTCCTTTGGGAAGCTCCCAAGCATCTCAAAATGCTCTGGACCGACATCAAGGATGGGTTCAAAGGAGCTGGCATCGGAAAGACTATCACGAAGGTGTTCATCGATGCCTTCTCGTGGGTTGCGAATGCAGCCAACGACCTTTTCTTCGGTCTGCCTGGGAAGATCGTAGACTACTTCACAGGCGTCCCCGACTCATTCGGCAAGATTGCCGACGAGATGAAGTTTGTCTTCATCACACACTGGAAGGAGACCAAGCAGATCTTCCTCGATTACGGCAACCAGTTCATCGCTGGTTGGCACCGGATCACGAACTTCTTCACGTCAGCCTGGAAGGGATTCACTGGCTACTTCGAGCGGAATTGGGACTACACGAAGGAGCATTTCTTCGACGGTGTCACGAATGCTCGCAAGATCTTCGGTGCGGCTGGCACGTTCCTGAAGTCGACCTGGAAGGGGTTCACAACTGGCTTCTCGAACCTTTGGGATGCAGCCTCCGCGAAGTTCTCCTCCAAGATCGACTGGGTCGAGAACAAGTGGAGCAACTTCGTCGACGGCATCAAGGCGAAGTTCAAGTCCTTCAAGAAGTGGCTGGTCGGGAACTCACCAGGTGGCATCATCGACGAGATCGTGGAGAAGTTGACCAAGCCTCTCTCGATCATCTCAGACGCCTGGAATGCTCTCTGGGACGGGATCAAGTCCATGGTCGGTGGTCTGCTCGACAAGATCTCTGGCTTCTTCGAGAAGGTCAAGGAGCTTGG